GAAGCTGATTAATATACTGACGTTCCACAGAGAACCCCACCCCTGTACCATTCATAAGAATATAAAGTATCTCATCAAAGGACTTTGGATTATCCACGGGTATGTAAGAACAATTATATCCTGCTATATTCTCCCGTTCCAAGGCAGGACCAGCAGCCATTAATGATCTCATGCTTGGCATTACCTCAAGAGATAGAATAGCATTCTTAATCATTGACCAATCTCTCGTATCAAGTTGATCTTTAATACCAAGATTATTTTCCACATGATTACGAAAGAAACTAATTAATCTACTAACAGTCTCATCCCATGTTTCCCTACGTCCTTCTTCTTCTAGCCATCTGGAATATCTGGACAAGTATATAAAGTTCTGGTACTCAGTTGGTAAGCTCATTCATTTTCTCTCCATATTCTAATTCTATACACAAATCAATATAGTGTTTAGCTTTTAACAGATCGTTTAATCCTTCTCCTTTCACACGATGTCGTGTAATATATTTTACTGCATTCCCTTCACACCAGTTAAGTTTATTAGCCATAATATATTCTGTGGGTTGTATTTTTAATTGACTGTAATGATCTCCCCCTACTTGATATTCTTTTGCTGACATCCCATACTCCTATTTATTATTAGATAATACTTTATATATTCTATATCTATAATTTGTTTTTTGCTTTGAATTGATAACTTCATATGCAAATCCCCTAACACAATCTGCTTCTATATTAGCAGCATCACATATAAATTCAAAGTTATCACATGTAACTCCAATACTACAAAAGAACCAAGCCTTTGCTTTATCTCTAACTAATATATTTGTTTGATTAGTTGCATCTAATAAAGCTTGTAATATAATAGCTAAATATAATCTACGTTCTGGTTCTTCTCTATCAAACTGAACTATAGGATCTATAAATATTTCTTCAGTTTTTTTAAAATACTTTTTCATTTAGGTTATACAGTATGTTTTATAAATTTACCTGTAATGAGATCTCTTTTTGTATTACGATTTTTATTAAGGCTCATTAAACGTTTCTTTTTATATTCAGGATTATCTTTTGCCCATTTCTTCCATAATTTTTTCTTATTTTCAGATTGTTTCTTTCTATATTCAGGATCTTTATAATACTCTCTTTCACCTAGTTTCTTTCTTGCTTCAGGATCTGAGAATTGTTTCTTTGCATTGTCAGATTGCTTCTTTTTATATTCAGGATCTTGATAACTCTCAACAGGTCGAAAGAACTTACCACCTACTCTTGAATTATAATAAGCTGGTTCATCTGTTCCTTCAAGATTAGAGGAAAGAACATTGAATTTCATTTGATAATATAGTTCATAGTATCGTAGGCTACGTCTGTTTTTATATTCAGCTATGATCTCAAATTTAAAATGTTCCTTCCCCACCTTCTCAATATCTTTCAGTAACCATTTAGAAGAACCCATATATGTTTTCCAATTGGATTCTCTTTCTTTTAATCGAGTATACATTAGGTATTGTTTACAACCTATATATCCCTTTCCATTTTTAAGATTAGTTATTAAATAAACAAACCCAAACTTATCAAGATTGGGAATAAATTCTTCCTCCTTTCCATATATTAACCAATGATGATCTACCATTCAAGAATCTCTTCAACATCTGGTTCTCGTATAACTTTAGTAAGATACCTATAACCCATTGCATAATTGTATACACGTAAACCTTTTCCATTATTAACATCTTTCCAACATTCTTTTTTATGATTACAATAGAAACAAGAAGTCCCTAACTTTCTATTACCAGAAGCTCCATCTCTAACATCACTGTAACATCTATTGGGTGGTTCATTATTTTTAACCATTGTTTTTAAATAATCAATTCTATCTCCTGCATTTATCATTTCCAATGAATGTACTGGAGCAAGACATATCTCTCCAGTTTGTTTATTTATAACCAGGAAAGCTGCTTCATCCACATCATTCCCTTCAGCATAAGCTGATATCTGTGCTATATAACCAAAAGGATCATCTTTAACTAAATCTCCTTTATCAAACTTTTGATATCCTCTAGGAGAAGTAGACTTACAATCTACTAAAACTCCATCAATCACACAATCTTGATGACCTTTAATTCCCTTTATATTTAATTCTTTTTGTGTATCAGTAACAGTATGTTGTGCAATTTTAGAGAATGCTATTAATAACTCTTCCAATATATACCCATATAAAAACTTTATTTTAGTAGAAGCAGGATATGGAGTAGAATTATTTTTTAAATTAACATCATACCATACTTGCCTATCTTGTCTTCCAATGGCTGATAGTCTTAAACTATTTTTATTTTCTCTTACCTTTTCATATAAAGCTGTTCTAAGATGTTCTTTTATATTATTACCAAAATCATTTATACAATTATCTATTTCTTTTTGGTCTAAATTAATATCATCTAAATTAAAAAGATTATAAATATCTTCAACTAATGTATTTATATTTTTCATAATAAAAAATGGGGAGAGTTTTAAAACTTACTCTCCCCACCTCCTTTCTTTATTTATTTAAGAGGCAAAGGGAATATCTTCATCCCCTTCATTACTAGCAAACCCTCCATCAACAACATCAAAAGCTTCATCAGCTTCTGTATTATAAGGAATAAGATTAACTACTTGAACAGCACGTAGATCAGCACTTACTCCTGCTCGTCCCTTAAACTCCCACTCATAGGTTGTATAATGAACATTAACCTCTGAGCCATTACCAATAAGAGTTTGGGTCATAGTTCGCTTCTGACCATCCACAAGATCAGGAGCACGATTTAGAGAACCATCCTTCCGACGAACCTTCCGTTTTACTGTGATAAAATCACCTCGTTCATCTCCTTTATTCTTAACAATAAGGTCGTCCTTCTTAACAGTCTCTAAATTTTTCTTATCAAGATTACACACATCAATCGTCCATACTCCATCTGAATCAAAAGTAGTATTTGGATTAGTGATAGCAGCCCAATAAGCATTTCCTGAAATTACTGACATATTTTTATAACTCCTTTATCTAGGTTAGAAATGTAATGTCTCATACTTTTAATTATTTGTCAACTATTAATGTGTCATAGCCCAGGTTTCTCCATCTTTCCATGTGCTATCTAAAGGACATTTAAGATTTAATTGACGTTCCGTATCTTTAATAGCTTCTCTTGTTATGGTTCCAAATCGTTTTACATCTCCTTTTGCAACTTCAAATTGATATTCATCATGAATAGAGGCTACTAACTTAGCATCTATTCCAGTATTATTAATACGTATAGTCATATTTACTAACCAATCTTTACATATACTAGCTCCTCCTCCTTGAATTAAAGTATTAAGGGCTGAATGAGGACTTCTTACATGAAGTAACCTTCCATCTATTCCCTTTATTCTTCCTCGTTCTGCTGCTTTTTGTACGTTACTTCTAATTCTAGCAAGAGCTGGTAGCTTAGATAGAAATCTATCTATCAGAGCTTGACCACGATCTTTATTTCCTCCTACTATTTTACCTAGTTTAGCTGCTCCGGCTCCATAGCAAAAGGCATAGATAAAAGTTTTAGCTTGATCCCTATCTGTGAGTCCAGCCATTTTCATATTAGTTGTATGAATGTCTCCATGTACAACTTCATTAATATAATCTTTATCATCCATTAGATGGGCTAAACATCTTAGCTCAAGACCAGAAGCATCTGTTCCTACTAATGTATGAGTATTTGGATTTGAAACTGTCCAACAATTTCTACATTCTTTTCCAAATGGATTACGTACTGCTGGTACTTGAGCCATGTTAGGATTATGGTGAGCCATTCGTCCCGTAACAGTTCGTAAGGTTAATACTCTACCATGAACCTTTCCTGTATCGTCATCAAAACAGTTAATCCAAGATTGTATTTGTGCTATTCTCTTTTGAAGTAAAAGAAATCTGGAAAATTTCTTAGCTTCTTCCATATTAATTTTATTTAATATCTCTTCACTAACTATCACATTACCTTTATCTGTATATTTATTTGGCTTCCATCCTCTTTCAATT